GGTAAAGTTACAACCAAACATGCGAAGGAACACACTGGGTACACCAACGTATCGGCCTTCGCCTTGTGCAGAATAGAATAGTTCTGATACTTTAAATTTCATATTATAACCTTTTTAGTGTACAATCACTGGTTTTTGTTTTGACCAGATTATTAGATTCTTGTGCAATTTTAACACGAACTTCTTGCTTTGTCACGCTGCCTGGTAAAACTGTATCTAACCAGATTAGGTGTTCTGCTGGGGTAGGATGGCCGTCTTCTCGATCAGCCCATCTTTCTGGAAACAAAACTTCTCTGAAACTTGGCAACCAGCCTTCAAACACATCTTTATATAGGTCAACTACATCTGGAAAGAAACTTTTCTTGTCAGGATCCCATTGATCTATTTGCCAAGTAGTTTGATCCATGCTGGTAAAATGCCAGTTTACTCCCTTGAGTTCCAGCAACACTTTTACTGCTTTGATAAACGCCGCATCTCTAATCAAATATCCACGCTCGGTTACCTTTTCTTTTACAAACTTTTGATTGTAAAGTTCAGTGGTATACATGTTGCCATATGTTTGCCAGCGGGTAGTATAATGATCATTTCGCATGACATTGGTCCAACTAACAATAACAGTATCATTGGGTTCAAACTGACTACGCTGGTCTGCTTCCATTACACTGTTGAAGATGTAGTGATTGCCAGCACCACCTTGACCCCAATTTTGATACTCGTCATAATGAGCACCCAAAATGTCTGCCCACGTACTCCAGCGATAGTTTGTAAAACTACAACCAAAAGTAAAAAGACGACTCATACCTTACGTGCTTTGACCAACAGATGCCAGCCTAGATATTCTCGCACAGCTTGACGATGAGAGTCAGTCATGGTTTCAAACCAAGGTTCTAATTCATAACGGCCTGCCTTGTACGCATCTACATTGTACATAAAACAGTGGTCTTGACGTAAACGTTCAATGTACCAGCCGTTGTCACTGTTCATCAATTGATGGATTTCATCTTTGGAGAATGCTTGTGCGTATGGGCAGCCTGCTTGTGCTTCAAACTGGTCAAGACCCTTTTGGATCATGGCATACTTCCAGGAGTTCTTGGCGTATACCATGTAGCGGAATTCACCACCATATTTGACCACTTCATGTACATTGTTAATAATCTTGTCGATGCCTGGGAAGTGATGTATCACACCGTAACTGTAAACAAGATCAAACTCACCTAACGTAGCCAATGCGTCAGCATCGGTTGCATCTACATTGTAGAACTCGCCTTCAAGGCCTAGTGTTTCAAATCGTTGTTTACTGAGTGCAATGCTTTGATCACTCAAGTCAATGCCTACATACTCGGCACCATGCTTGGCAAATTCTTCTGCATCTGATCCGATGCCGCAACCAATTTCTAACACACGCTTGCCAGCCCATAAATGGAACCCTGCAAATTCAGCAATGTGCGGCTCCACACGATATCTACGTTCTGATACTTCACGAAAGAATTCTGGAGTTCCGATATCACTTTGCCCGTGCTTGATGTTGCAAGGTTGTGTGTTCCAGTATCGTTTGATACGTTCTTCAAGACTGATTTGTGTCATTTGGTACCTGCTCGGAAATGTGTGTGAGGATTTTTGAACTGCACCATTTGTTTGTTGACATCGTTCTTGGCAAGATGTTCCCAGGGATCTTGCTTGCCTTGAAATACTCGATCAAAAAACGAAAGATCACATCCCTGTGTTCGCAAATAGGTAGCAATCTTGTAGCAGTCTCGATGACGTAGGTCCATCTGTGTCATGCTGTGAAAGTCCACGGGGCTGGAAGGATTGCCCTCTAACATGGGACGATTTTGAAAAGTTTCGTCCCCATTATTGCCAGTAAGGTCATGACGATCATGCAACACATCAACTGGAATTCGTTCCCAGATATTCAACATGTAGGCCTGTTGACTCAACCATGCATCTGAAATTTGATGCGGACTTAGATAGCCCAGGAGATCCAGCCACTTGCGCGGCACAATAGGAAAGATTGAATAAGGGTGATCATTGTGTGTATGAAAGGCCAACAGTTTGAACTCACCGTCGTGGGTCATGATCTCTTGGTCCCAACCACCTGTTTCCATCACAGCGTCGTCATTCCAGAATACCAACCAACGTGCATCACTCTTGCGAGCTAGTTCGTTTACGTACTCATTGAGCCGAATGTAGCCCAAAGGCGGAAACTTGATGGCAGTGTAGTTGACGTTGTGTTGATCCAGCCAAGGTTGCAGTTCTTGTACAAAGTAATTAATACCCACAGGGTCATCATTGTCAAATCCAAACATCAATTGTATTCGACTGGCATCTGCTGCCAGTTCAATAACGCTTTTTACGCTACGCTCTAGTGAATCTGATCGCCCGCGAGTAGGCAACAAGATAGCAATGTCAAATTCAGGTGTAGTAATTTCGCTCATTCAAACAAGTCCTCATTCCATTCACGATGGCCTTCGCGATAGGCCATGTTAGCCTGGGTTTCGCGAACTTCCACGCGATAGCACCACAGTCTTTCTGCTTCAGCAGGCCCCCACATTTCAGGAATGTAAACTCCGTTTACAAACTTGTAGAGTTGATCAGCAAGTCCTTCACAGCCCAGACGTGGTAGCACCACAATCTTGGCCATTTTCTTTTCTTGTAGCATTTTGAATGTGGCCAGTTCAGGATCGTCTTGTGCCACAATCAAGGTATGATCAAATTGATCTTCTAGTGTTTTCTTTAGTTCTTTGAGTCCGCCATAATCAGCAGCCCAGTTACGAACATCTAGGTCGTTGGTTCCAAAGTAAAACTTCATTGAGAAGCTGTAGCCATGGATAAGATTGCAGTGACTATCAGCTCGCCATTGGCGGTACGCACAGGGAAATGCGTCATGATACTCCTTGGTAGAAGTAAATTTGTATTGTACAGGTTGGTTTGCCATTATATTCTCCTATGTTGATTATAGCATAGGCAGCAGAGTTTGTATAGCGGGAATGATGCCATAAGGCCGCTGAGATCAATACTTATTCAGGCTGTTGATAGCCTGATTGTTTATAGTTGGCTTGCCCTGAAATCACTGCCCGTACTCCGCCCACAGGGTCTGCACAGTCCCCGGTCTTTCTTGGAATCAAATGCACATGTGGATACATCACAGTTTGGCCTGCGGCTGCGCCACAGTTGATGCCTACGTTGTAGGCTTCCCATTCCCCATTAACAACTTTTTGATGTCCAACGCGAAACGCACTTTTCATTGCTTCTTCAATGACTACGTTCTTGTTCCAGCGTGGCACAAACAACAAGTGTCCTTGTGCTACAGGAAACGCATCACGGAACACTGCCACATGATAATTAGAATGTTCAGCGGCTTCGTTGGTCCATGGTGCAGCACCTACGGCTGCGGCTTCTAGTAATGTTTCGTATCTCATCGTGGGGCAAACTCCTGTTGTAATTTAATGTTGTCAAAGAACTCTTTCTTCACACTTGGATCAGTCTTGAATGCACCTTTGAGTACAGTGGTCTGTGTAAGACTAGAGTGTGCCATGATGCCGCGATTCTCACAGCATCCGTGTATGGCTTGAATGTATACAGCTACGTTTTCGGAGTCAGTGGCCCGGCTAATCTCACGGGCAATGTCATTGCAGAGTTCTTCCTGTAACGTGCCACGACGAGCACACCACTGAGCAATACGAGTGTACTTGCTAAGACCAATGAGCTTTTGAGCGGCAATAATCCCGATATAAGCAACGCCACTGACAGGTTGGTGGTGATGACTGCACATACTGCGAAGCTCACTACGTACCACAAGCATTCCTTCGTAGCGGTCTTGTGAGTCGTTGGGAAATGCTGTTGCGTCCGGTCCTGGTTCATATCTACCTTCCATGATTTCATTAAAGTACATCTTGGCCAGTCTACGTGCTGTACCATGCGAGTTGGGATCTGTTTCTCGATCGATCAACAAACGATCAAGCACTAATTCAAATGCTTCTGTAGCTTCGTCGATCAGTTGCTCTTTGTTATGGTCGTTGACATATTCACTAATGTTGTCGCCTGCCCAAAATCTTTTGCCGTCACGCTTCATTTTTGCACGAAGATAGTTTCCAAGATACTTTTCTTCTTCATAGCCCTTGTCGCTCATGTCGTCTCCGGCTTTTACATACACTTCTTTGTCCAAAGGGGGAAATTCGTTTTTGACAAACTTCCGACTGTCGGGCGTGTTCATTATGGGATCTGGTTTAAATTTTTCTGTCAATTTGTTTCTCCGAGTTAATAGTCGTGGATGACTTTGTGCTATTGTAATGTATTTAGACCTAGAAGTCAACAGTGTTTATATAACCATTGCTGTAAAGGCACTAAAAAATGTTGCCGATTTTGTATGTGTGCACAGTTGTGCTCTACAATTGGTTGCAGTTTCTGATGTAGGAGTTGATGATTTTGATCAAACAACCATCTAACTTGTTCAAATGCCTTGGTAAATCTTTCGGTAGGATCCAAGACTGAGTCGTAACTTTCGTCAATTACATCACCAAAAGTTTCAAAGCCAAAATTTCTTAGATCCTCTAGTTGGCCTTGGGCACCAAAAAATACAAAAGGTCTCTGACCATACAAGGCCTTGGCTGTTTTTTCAGTAAAGAAAAAATAATTTTCAAAGTTAGTCTCTGCAATCAAACTGTACAATGAATTTTGATAAATGCCCCAAGGGACAATTTGTGAAATTTTTGCACCAGATTCTAGTTGCACATAACTGTTGAATCCTTGACTACCGATAACATCAACTGATGCACTGTCTTCGAGAGAGTCAATTTCTGGACTGCGATAGATGGTTTTTACCAGAGCAGCGGAACCAGTGTGGGTGGTCAAATTTACATAGCATGCATCCAACATACAGTGTTGGCCCAACCGATCAAAAATAAATTTCCGATGTCTTTTTATACCGCCTAGCAATACATCAAACGTTCGCTGATGATACTCAATACTATCAACCGTTCTTGGAACATTGTGTTTCAATATGCTTTGCAAAAAGTAAGGATACACATACACTGAGTCGGTGTCTGGGGGATAGTCTTTGTGATATCCGCTGCACACAATTACAATGTTGTGATTGTTGAACTTTTTTCTGAGTTTTTGTAGATAATTGTCGTGGTCAATTACTTCTTCATCAAGTACCAAAACAACATCAAATTTTGCCAGGTCTAAATCTGGATATCTGTCGCCACAAAATGATATCGCACAGATCATTTTTTTGTAGTTTCGAAGTTCAACTGAGTGCAACTGAAACTCGGACAAACTTATATCAAATATTGCAAATTTATCTGGATCAAAAACTTCTCCAGGAAAATGCTCTAGTACCTGTAGTGCCTTGCCAATTGACACAACAATGTTTTGTTTTGTCATTGTGTTATTGAAATTTTGCGTAGGTCTGGATAAGCAACATGTACAGGAACCGGATTGGTTTTTTTGATGCCTTCCAGCAAGGCAAGCCCTTGCTGTGCTTCTTCAATTGTGGGTTTATAGTGATAGCCCACATGAAATGTTTGTTGGTCTTGCCACGGCGATACGGCAAGATCTCGACCGTCATAGCGTTGACGAATCATAATGTTGTATGCGTTTGCATCATCCAACAAGATAGCACCACCACGGCCTATGTGCAAGGGCTTGGTGTGTCCAAAACTCAAGCACTGCATAGATCCAGCGCGATACATGTTGTGTTCTAGTCTGCGAGCACTGTCCCAGATTTTGGTGCCATGAAACCTATACTCTCCTGTCCATTCTTCTTCTCGATAGTAATACTTGATGCCCAGTTTGTGCATGGTCATAGGGATGCTGAGGTAAGTGTATGGAGTCATCACAACTTCACGCACTCGTTCATGTCGCAAGCACAGTTCGATAGCATGTGTGCAACAGTCGGTCATAATGGCATAAGGCGCACCAGTGAACTCAGCCAGTTCTTGTTCAAATTTTAGAATCTTGTCAAACATTGTACCAAGCCCACGCATGACGAATCATATCTTCTAGATTATGCTGTCTCCATGTACCTGCAACCATTCCAAACTTGGCAGCACTGGCCGTCAGCATAGGTGGATCGCCACGTCGTGGTTGACCAAGTTGAATTATCGCAGCATTGCCAGTGACCTGTTGCGCTGCATCAATGATTTCTCTGTTGCTGGTTCCTGTGTTGGATCCAAGATTGTATACTCCAGATGTGACTTTGGGATCTAGGGCCATGACATGTGCTCTAGCAATGTCTTCCACATGCACATAGTCGCGAACACAGGTTCCATCAGGGGTAGGATAGTCAATGCCGTTGAGCACAAAATCCTTGGTATCTCTAATGCTTTCCAACACTCTAGCAATGATATGAGTAGCACCAGATTCTTGTCCGTGTCGTCCCTTTGAATCAGCACCGCAGGCATTAAAATAGCGAAAGGCCACATAGTCTAGACCATAGGCTTGATGATAGCTTTCCAAAATCTGCTCCACCATCATTTTGCTTTGTCCGTAAGGACTGATGGGTTGCAAAGGATCAACTTCATGGCAGGGAGTCATGATGGGTTCGCCGTATACTGCTGCACTACTGCTGAATATGATTCGTGTGCGCGGCATAGCATTCAACACAATATTCAGCAAGTTTAGAGTCTTGACCACATTGTTGTGATAGTAATCTGACGGATGTTTGATACTGGGTCCAACCAGGCTAGTACCTGCACAATGCACAATGGCTTCAGGACGAACCTCTAGTAGTCGGCGATACACTTCGTCGCTGTCAAAGTCGGCCTGCAAAAAATTCATTGTGCCTTGCAGATGCTGGGGCAACGGCCTACGATCAACGCCGGTTACTGAGTGTCCAGCGTCTCGTAGTTGTAGGGTAATTTGGCCGCCAATATAGCCAGCAGCACCTGTTACTACAACGTTCATGATTCAATCTTTACAACTTGATATTTTTCGTGAGCAACATGGTCACGATAGCGATTGCCCGAACGATTCCATGCCTCACCTGATCCAGACATGATATCAATGATGCGCCCAATAGTGCCGTTGTTCCAGTCTGATATCAAACCCATGTTGTGATGAGGTTCTCGCAGGTTGTTCTGCATCTTGTGATAAGCGTCATCTATGCTCCAAGGCACATACAGTCTGTTGGGATCGTTGGCAAAAGTTTCTGGAAAACTACGATATGCAGGATACACCACGTTGCACCCCAGTGTGTCTGCTTCACTTACAGTATTTGAAACCCAGTCCTGTAACGCACAGTTAAACAGCACACGAGTATTGTTCAAAAGCTCGTAGTACTGATTCTTTGTGAGGTTTTCGTAGATGCGAAGTTTGCCTTCTGCCTCCATACGGCGGGCACGTTCAATATACGCTGGATTGTTGGATCGCAAAGGTCCGCCACTGTAAATTGCAAACTCACATGGTTCAGTGGTAAGTTCACCATACATTTCAATGAGGTCCATAAAGAAGCCAGGTTGCTTTTCTTGATCGAACCTAGCTGCGAAACCCACCCTCCGCGGACGGCTATCAAACGGCTGGATGTTTTCCAGTCCACCGATCCGCTCCAGTACTTCTGATTTGCCGAATGCCAGGCCACTAATGTTGTAAAGTGGAGCAGTCCAGCCAGCAATGCGCATGTGCGCGACCATTTCTTCGTTGGTAGCAAGTACAGCACCGCCTGAGAACGCCACAATCTCATTGACCATTTTTTCATACAAATCCATCCAACGATTCAGACCCCATACATGCACAAAGTCATCAGGGTCAATGGCCTGTGCCAAACAACGTACATAGATGCGGGGCACTTGTTCACGAGGAATTTGATTGATGATGTAGCCCAGGCTTTCAAAACCAGGTTGGAACATGTCTTCAAAGTAGATCACGTCCGCACCAGTGACTGTGCCGTTCTTCATCAACTGAACCAGATTCATCATTTGGCTCATGGCAAAGTAACTGCGTCCGTGTGCATCCAGCACTTGTCCTACGCTGATGCTTTGTGTGTTGTCAATGGTGGTGCCTGGTACATAAACCACATCCAGTCCACGTTGATCAAACACACGCCGATTCCACTCAGTGAGTTGCAGTGTGTAACGTTCTTGATAGGCTTCTAGGCCCATGTAAAATAGTTTTCTCATTTGTCTAATAGTCCTTTGGCTTTGGCAACATATTGTGCCTTGATCTTGTCCAAAATCTGTTTGGTCTTTTTCTTGCTGCACTCATAATTTTATACTTTCTCAAGTAGGTTGTAAAGTGTTTTGGAATCTGTGGGAAGTGTATTTAGACCATCACATCTTATTTCATATCCTTTGGATCGTAAACGTTGCTGCACAATGGCCTCAGCAACAATGTTTATCGGTTCCCAGGATAAACTTTGATTAGTTATAGAGCAATCTACAATTTCTCCTAGCAATTGGTACTCATCAACAATATACTGTTGTGCTTGTTTCCAATTGCTTGCAAATTCTAGTAATCCCGGTTTTTCAGTAAGACCACAATGTTGTATAATGCTAGCAAAGGTAGAGTATGGATTGCTAAGAATGTCTGTATTTTTGATTTTAGCGAACTTGCTTGTTGTCTGATAGTAAGAATCTTGCCACTCTCTGCACCAGTCAACATAAAATAAACTAATCCATTCCCGTAGTTCCCAGAGTTGCATCTGGCTCCAATGGGTATATTCTGTATTCCAATTTACAATGTTGTGTTCATTGCTTCCGCAAAAAATTGTTAGGCCAATTTTAATCTTGGTACCAAATGCAATCTTGTGATACTGAAATAACATGTTTAATTCAGCATCTTCCAAACTGTTAGCATACACTAGCACACATGAATCTAATGGGTCAATATATTGGTCCAGCAGATTTATAATTTCAGGAAGATGTTGTTCATTAAACGGATAGATAGGGGTTGTAATTGTATCTTTCTGATGATCTGTAAAGAACTCAGAGATAGATTTGGTGTTAAGAAAATGTGCTTGTTTCTTAAAGGAATGCATGGATCCATCAGACTCTATTTGTGTATCTAACTGCGTATATTCTTGAGTATACGACCGTAGCACAAATTCAATAGTAGAACCAAACATGCCTGGAACAAACAACACATGTATCATTATTGTGTCCGATAACCAGCAAAGCGGCGTGTGTCCTCGTCCCACATGTTCTTGGCATTTTTGCCTTGTGAGTACTTGTTGAACTGCTGCCATGCATAGCTCTTGAAGTTGTAGAGATCGGCCTCGTTGTAACGATAGCCGTAGTCCTGGCAGAACTCATAGAGTTTTTCCAGATCTTCAAACAGTTCGTTCACACGGGGATTAGATTTCAATTGTGGCTTGGCCATGATACTTCCTTAAATATTAACACTGAGTTGGGGGCGGTGAGTTTCATACTTGATCAGTGCGCCGTTTTCACCATCTTCGGACACTTCAATCCAGACTGCACGGTCTGGATATTTTTGTGCGATTTGCATGTACAAATCGTCGCTCATCATTTCGCAGCTCTTGAAGTCAAGAGCCAGGGTGCCTGTGGCATAGAGTTTTTCCAACCAGCGTTTGAACTGTATAAACTCAATGTCTCGGTCATTGTGTATCACATCAATCCACACTCTGAAGTGAAAGATATGTCGATGTGGTGTACCTAAAAAGCTCACATCCATGTCATCGCCTGTGGCCAATGCAGGATCAGTGGCTGCGGCAGGATAGCAGTGAATGCCTTCCTTGCGAAACGTGACCCAGATCTTGCGTTCAGCAGCGGTCATAATGCGTTCTACTGTTTCTCGTTGTTGTTGATTCATAATGTTGAGTCCTCGTTGTACTGATCCCAGTCTGTGAATGTTCGTCTTGACATTAGGCTGTGCAAGCTGTGTGTCCAAACGCCAGGATTGGTTGCGTCAAAATCGTTGTCATCAATCTTGATCATGGTGTTGTAGTTCCACAACTTCACATAAGGAACACTGATGCGAATTTGTGGGATGAAGTTGCGATACTCGCACAAACAAGTGTCATTGAAATCTTCCACATGTGTCACGGGAATGTCCAGGCTGCATACATAACCCAGTTTCAAAAAGTGTACAATCATGGCGGACCACCGATCCCACTCAGTGGGCGTTTGTGGATAGAAACTGTGGTTGGCACCAAAAAATATGTGTTCTACTCCGCTTGGATGTTGGTCAAAATGATACACAATCTCGTCCACAGGTTGTATGCCAACTACAAATATTGTTTGTTTTCCAAATGCTGGAGTCTTTTCAACTTCTTTACCAAAGAAGAAATTGACATTGTCATGGCCTTCACGAATCATGTTTGGTCCTGTTCCAGTTGATCAAGTTTGTTGTTGTCTAATTGTACACTGTCGTCGGTTTGTTGATCAACCTCAGGTTCTTCGAAATCAAACAATGCGTTGAACTGAGTACGTGCGTTTTTGGTTTTTTTGCCTTTGAATCCACGTGTGCCCACAATCTCCATCCAGTATGTGTCATAGTGTTCAATTATGGCTTCTGCACTGGCTCGGTCTGGTGCTGCAAAGATAGCTTCCACGATGTGTTCAAACTTGGCATAATCGCCACCATCACGTTGCATCATGGCAGGATGTTCGCCTGCATCAAAGCGTCGGTTGGCTTCTTGCACCGCAGTCAAGTGCATCCAAACATTGTGACCCATCAGCAATGCATAACTGAAACTGTCCCAAGAAGTCTTGCCCCACTTGCCATTTTTGTTTTGATCAGGCAACACATCATACAAACTAGGATCTTGAAAGTTTTCTGGTGTAAGTGTGACGCCAGGTTTGGCAACACCCGGTTTGTAGATACAGATGTCTTTCATCTTCAGCATGTTGCTGATTGGCGAGTCTTCCCACCGCGGATAGACACCGTCGGCAACTACTCCGTCTGACCACTTGCGGGTGTCTGTGCTGTACTTTTTGTCGTCTGCTGACGGCGCCATTCTGTACGACCACTTAGAATCGTGCTCAAACACGTTTTCAAAATAGACTTGCCCGTTCGCCGTTGCAAGGAATGGACTAGCGCAATCAAAACTAATAGTAAAATCAGGGTTGACATATTTTCTCACTGCTCGTTGAATAACTGTGAGTAGTACTGCCCACTCCAGTTTTGATGTGCCCAAGAAGTGCATCCAGTCATGAACTCCAGGTTGCAACAAGTTATCATATCGCAATGCTACCAGTCGTCGCAACACCAAATGCACATCACACATGTTCTGGCCACCCATGCTCCAACCATCAAAGTGTGTGTCTGGATACTTTGCAGGATCGCAGTATTCCTTCATGGTATCATACCATGCATCGGCACTGGTATGATTGTCGCCTTGCAACACGTTCAAGAATCTAGCACCACCATTCTTCACACCTTTTCGATGACGCATGAAGTACTCGTTGTTGAACTTGGTAGCATCCACAGCTTCTTGCAGTGTAGTGATCTGACAGGCTTCTGATGCTTTCTTGTCATGAATAACCCAAGTTGGAATATCAAGAATCATTCCGTAGTCAGCAACATTGTCTAACCAGTTCAAGATCAACTCACGTTTTTTTTGAGCCTTGGCGCAACCTGAGTTGGCTTTCCAATCACCTTCCCAAAGACCTTTTGCAATTTGAAATCCGCCCGAGTCTCCAAGTATAAACGATCCAGACTCTCGGCTGCGTACCATGTCTTCGCTCCAGGCTTGTTTTGTAAGATCAAGGTTTGCGTGACCTCCTGAATACAAGCTCCAACGATACGGGAAAAGAGCTTTGGTAGAGTTAAGCCAGTTAAGCTGCTCCATATCCTTAAGATTCGCAGGAAATCGTAACGGATCGACATACGGTTCGTTCCTTTGCTTGCCTATGAATGTGGCATAGAAGCCTGAAATAGCCGGCAGAAAAACAGCATAGTCTGACTGCTTGGCTGTGAGATTGTCTTGAACAACAGGTTCAGTCATTACTTGCTTTGTGCTGGAAGGATGTAGTTGTACACTGCAACACCCGAGTCCACAGTGATCTGTGCAGCACCGTCATCAGAGATGCGCACGACTTTGTCTCCAGTCAAGTCCATAATGCTGGCAAACTGCTTGGCTGGATAGCTCCAGGCACGTTTGAGTTGCCCTGTTACATTGCCTTGAAACACAAAGTTACCAGCGTGAGTGCTGTGATCGCCAAAGTAAAACTTGAGATCGCTGCCTTCGGTTTTGACCTGAAAATTGGGTTCTTCAACGTTGGCGCTCATTTGCCACTTCAGTCGCTGAATGCTGGCATTGGTTGGCTCAAATTCAATGTGCCAGTTCACTGGTTTCATCTTGGCAGTTTTGAGTTTCTCGCTCACAATACCTGATGCCATGAATCTATAGTTGTTCTTGAAGTCACCGTGTTTGTTTTCAAAGTTGATGCCATCAGGCTCTTCGGGTGTGCGTCGAGTAATAGTCAACTTGGCATCCTCGCGGTATTCTTGTAGATTCAACAGAGTCTTGAGTTTGGCAAGATTGGGCATTCCAAATGTGCCCACAAAGTCAGCCACAGGATTGTGGTAGTTGCCTTGCACAACCACGCTCAAGTCCTCGGCCAGGCCGCTGATTTGAGTAGTTTTGTCGTCACCAACAATTTTCACAAGGTCAATACAACCAAGATCAAAAGTGTGTTCTACTAAGTCTAATAGACAGTCTCTCATAAGTTTCTCCTAATGTTTAAGTATACAGGGTTTATTTAGATCTTGCAACGATTCTGGCTAGAGTTTGTCCGCCTCTCAGGGACACAATTTCGCCAGGACGTTGCAGTTCTATCCAGGACAAATCTGCTAGACCTGTGTGTTGATAAGTCACATCAAATCCTGCAGATTCGGCAATTTTTACAATTTCTGATCCGGGAGTGTAGCACATGAAGTTTCGTTCTGCTAACTCTACTCCGTGTGCCCGATCACAGTTATTGTAGGTCATGACTATGGTACCGCCATAACGCAGTTTTTGGTATGCTTCTGTCAGGTACTGGCGGATCAATTCCATGGGTTTGAAATTGAAATAGTTATAGGCAAATATCAATCCAAACTGATCGTTAGGCAAGCTGCCTAATATTTGTTCATGATCTTCGTTGATCACATACTGTCTCAAACGAGCACGGTACGTTTCATTGAATTGAAATACTGCAGGATCTATCAGTTCTTGCGATTGGTCCACAACATACAGTGGATCTAACGGAACCATTTCTTCAATAAATGATTCTCGAGCAGGACGAATAATCATACCAGGAACACGCCAATCAGTGTAGTTGCGAAGTCTGGTACGCAACAACAAGTTGCTGTCATCATCGATTGCCAGTTGCCGACTCAAAATGTGCTCGGTTGTTTCGTGGCACATTTCCTGCTTGTACATTCTAGTGCTTTCCTCGTAGTACGCTGCCTGATGTTTTTGTATAGCTGTATCTAGATCAGTTTTTAAACCATCAAATACTCGAATCAGTTGGTCAAACGATTCGTGCACCGAACTCAAACGCTTGGCAATACGGGCTTTATAGAATCCTACATCATGCTCTTGACTGGACACAATGTGATTGATTGCGGCCAGCTCGTGATCAGTTTGATCACAGGTCTGCTGTACGCTCACTGTGTCCAATTGATTACGATAGTGTACAATGCTGCTGAGTTTCATTCAAAATCAAACAAACTGGTAAAAGTATTTTCTGTGTTGGTTGCTGACGCCAAGTCCCAGTCCAACACACCTAGCAAGTTGTCAACCTTTTGGTCCACAACAGTTGCTTCCATCAGTCCGTCATCAAACGGAAGCTCAGTAAACCAAGTGGGCAATCGTTGTTCATCTGTGGGATAGCCTATGCTGGTCCAGCCCAGCGCATTTGACTTCAGCTTGCACACAATGGTTTTCATGCCGTCTACAATCTGCATTGAATAGTTGTCACCGTTCATTTTTCGCATGTTGTTCCAGTTGATAGCAGCCCGCACATGCCCGGGCATGTTGGCTTTGCCCAGTCGGGCTTCTTCTGCCGCATACTTGGTCAAGTTGTTCACACGCTTGGGACTGCCCTTCTCCCACCCTGGACGTTCCATGAACTCATACTTGAATGCGCGAATGTGTTCAATCAATTCATCACGCTGAGCACCAGCCAACAGCTTGTTGAGAATTTCCAACAAGAACTCTTGAATTACCTTGGGCGTATCACTGCGCTTCAAGTCCAGGCCTGTGGCTTTGGTCTTGCCAATCTTGCCGTCTACGTCCAGGCGTTTGTTTTCAATGTCGATAGCGTTGACAGCATATCGCTTCTTGGTAATAAACAAACCACGATCTGCTACAGTTTCTCGACCACACTTGATCAGCTCGCCCATCTCTCTGGGACAATGAAACGCCTGTTCCATAAAGCCTGGGAAACTAGCATTGACCTGTTCAGCTAGGTCATCATATAGTGCAATGCAAGTTTCTTTTGACCACTCTGTGCGACCAGCTTCAACTTCTTTTTTGAGCATGGGCCATGCACTGAAATAACACGAATCAGTGTCACCGTAGATTATTGCTTCGCCTACGTGATCATACTCTCCTGTAACACATTCATTGATGTAAGAATCCATGTGTTTGGCAATAGCACGACCCGTAAGTGTAGTACTCTGTCCGATACGCTTGTCAAAGAACCTGCAACCTGGATTCAAAATAGCACCATACAAACTGTTCAAGTTAATCTTCTTGACCAATTGACGCTTGTCCCAGAATGCAATGTCCTTGGGATCGGTGGCCAATTTTTTCTTGGCCTGCATTTCTTTGCGCTCTGAGTACCAGCGTTCCAGCAAGCCGGGAATGATACCTTTCTTCTCGTAGGTAAGAATGGTTCCGTTAGCAGTGAGAATCCAGGGCCGGTGACTATCAAATATAATTTTCCAGATCTCAGCAGCCGAGTGTGTGCTTTCTGTACCGTCTTGCCAGTCAATGGTAATCTCTGTACCTACTTCTGTGTTCATCACAGCAGTGTATTCAAGACTGCCAAACATGTTTTCCCACGCATCAGCAAACTTGCCACCGTTCTTGGCCAACTGTGCCTTGATGTAGTGATCAGTCATGATAGGACGCAATTGTCCTACTACTGTTTCTGGTCCCATGTTCATGGCACGAATAGCTGATGGATACAAGCTGTTGATGTCCACAGAGCCCACCCACTCATGCAAGCCCTTGCGTGGATACGCAACATAAGCACCAGCGGCTTGATTGTCTGCACTGTCGTTGCGTTGTTGTCGATTGGGTACAACCATGCCACGCTCGTGAGCTTCGTTGATGATGGCCTGTTCAGTCACTGCCACAGCGCCCATGGTGGTCTGCAACAGCACAGTGTTGGCATGTGCCAGTTCGCTGGCCAGTTCCAGGAATCTCAGCTTTTTGTCCAGGCGATCCAACAGTGCAGTATCCTGACGGTTGTATTCAATAAACTTGCGAAAGTGTTGATTGTACAGTTGATCCAAGGTGCCTTCAAACTGTGTTTTACGATCACCTAGTTCGTGTTCAGCAATGGCATCCAGACTGTAGCTGTGTCGTTCTTCGTAGGTGTATTTGCGATACAGTTGCATATAGTCCATATGCACACGACCCACAAGATCATAAGTCTCTTGTTCAGCGCCAAAACGTTCAAACATACGCTTCTTGGGCATTTGCCCCCACAAGCAAAACTTGCGAGTATCGTCCTTGCTGAGCACACGAGTGATACGGTTCACTGTGTAAGGTATGTCATAGCCTTCTGAGTTCCAACCTGACAATACATCAGCATCGTCAATCAAGTCCAAGAACATTTTCAACATGTCCTCTTCTTTTTCAAACAAGAACGTGTTGTCAAAGTCTGCTACCAATTCACGAGCAGTTTCCATACTCATGTGTCTTGGAGGAACAGCCAAGGTGACCAGTTGATCCAGCCAGTTGAGATACACAGATATAGCAGTGACGGCGTTGAACGGATCCTCCACTGGTGAGAATCCCTTGTCCTTGTGAAAGTCTACTTCAATGTCGAAAAAAGCTGTGTGCAGTTCAGGGGCATCTTGATCCTTGTAGTTCTCTTCCAAGCATCTAAAGATAGGATTGATGTCAGACTCATACAGTTGTTTGCCCGAGTGTATGCGAACTTCCTTGCGAAATTCCTTGTTGTTTCGAGTGCTGAATCTACTCACCGGAGTGTCATAGATACTGCGAAACTTGCCACGTGGGTCGTTGTAGTAGAACACATAGTTGGCTGGAAATTCGCGATAGACTCTCTTGCCATCGCGGCGTTCTACTGTGTGGATGCGATCGTGTTCACGATCAAATAGTGCGTCAATATAACTCATTGTTCTCCGATTGTGGCCGGTAAGCCGTGATTCATGCTCGTAACGTGAGCGACTCGCTGTGTAAAACAGTACTTATAGAGTTTTGCCAACGGTTTCCAAAATTGTTTCCAGCAGTTCGTGGTCTTGTTTGGCTTTGCCAAATTCAGCCTTGTGTGCCAGCTTGATGGCTTTTTTCAACACGCCAGGCTTGATTTCAAGTTCTTCAGCAATGGCCTTGATAGTGTCATTGAGTCCACCTGTGAGTGTTTCAATTTCTTGAGTCACTTGCATGCCTTCGTTGATAATTTGAATCAACTTGATCTTTTGATCACCGTTGAATGTTTTTGCTTCCATAGAATACTCCTTGTGAACTGCTATTGTAACAGTTACAGGGAACAAAATCAACTCATGTACTTGCCAATTTGCAACACTGATCGCCAATCTGTGCCACGCTTGGTTTCCATTTCTGTCATTAGCCGATGATAGGTTATCATCTCCTTGCGATAACGAGCATGGTCCAACTGAGACTGCACTGTGGGCAGCAGGTTCTCTAATTCTGGGTATGCACTCAAACGGGACATTACTGGCTCTAGCATTTCCAACGGGATCAAGGCTGGTGCAAAGTATGGTTTGTGGTTTACTTGAAAATGCACTGTGAGTTCAGGATCATGACTGTGTACAAAGTCTATGACATCTGCTAACTCAAACAGGTTGTAGTTGCTGGCACAACTGATAAATCCAATCTTTAGATGCGGCATTTGAGATCGTAACTCAAAGAATTTAGCAATGTTGGCAGCAATTTGTTCCCACTTGGCAGGCCAACGTATGAGCTCGCATGCAGCACCAGTGGCGTCCAAACTGATCACAAGGTCTATGGCCTTGACCTGACTCCAGGTATCCAACACCCGTTGATCAGGAAAGAATGTGCCATTGGTGTTGTAGCTGATATGCAGTTGACTCAGTGGTGAAGATTCTGCATAGATGCCCAGCATTTTGAGATGCTCGGTACTCATTAGTGGCTCACCCCCAGTGAAATGCATTTGATACACATGAGAAAAATCCAATCTGCGAAACAATTGCAACTTGTCTTCAAAGCTGTAGTCTTGATCAGTTAAGCCTTCTTCCCGTGCCCAGGTGCTACTGCTGTAGCTACTGCACATGATACAGGCCAGATTGCATACATTTTGTGTGGTCACATCAATGCGATTGAGTTCAACACGAATATCTTGATTGTGATTCTGATTGCTAAAAAATCTACGACTAGGAGGATTTTGTGCTTCTTGTCGCCAACAGTTGCTGCAAGCAGGCGCGGGCTTATTGTCTATAGTATGCTGTCTTGTTTGTTGTAAGAACTCGTTGGTAGCAAAATCAAATTTGTCAGCTATCACAGGTTGTGTTTGTGCTGCACAACATGGACTCACAAGCACTTGCCCTGAGTTGGTACTGCGTATATGCATGGTTTTGAACTGATCAGCACAGTAGTATTTCATGTGTTCTTTCGATAAATCACTGACACATTGTCAAATTTGTGTCGATCTAATTGAGCTAGGACCTGTTGAAATGGTCCTGTATCTCTGTTTTGTATGTTGCCAATGGGAAAGTCATACTTTAGCCCATTGGGATCAGCATTGTATTTGTAAAGCCAGTTTTTAAAACTGTCGCTTTGATAGATTTGCTGACGAGTAGGCAAGTAGGTTATTTGCAGGCCGCCAGCTGATGCATAGTGTCCTGATGTGTCCCAGTCCCTGGGATCGTCTTGATCCAAATAACTTTGCAATAGAGTCTTGCCCAGTATTTCAGATCCTAGTATGATATCATAGTGTTGATCACTGTGGTACTGCTGATAGTCAGCTAGTGAGCACCAAACATTTGAATTATAATGAGCAGGTTGATATAGTTTTATTTCTTCAATTTGATCAACTAGCATGTCATCAGGACCTCGAGCAATGTAGCGTTCAAGTTCGTGCACATGCAAATTGAGTTCATCCAACATGGGCATTGCTGTGTGGTAGTCAAGATCGTTGTCAAATTCTACGTTTTTGCCTCGACGATGCAATGCAGCAATAATGTTGCAGCGTTGTTGATTGTGAGTGAAAAATCTATGAACATGATTCAAATTGTGGTGATCTACGGTGCCAATATCAGGTCCTTGATACACTACCCCAAGTTGTGCTAATTGACTGATTAATTGCTGACATCGAGTATGTGAATGATCAAAACTGTGTTGGTCCATAGCACACACCCACAAGTGATCATGACTCAGTACAGAGGTTGTGTAGTTGCAGTTTAAAAATTTGTCTGCCCAGTGTGCAACACCAGGATTGTCCAACAGGTCAACATGTACTTCAATGCGTTCATCAGGAAAGATAAATTCCAATATCATGTATAAATTTATCTAAGAGTTGATAGTGCTCACTTTAAAGGTTCCGGTAGCGAATCGGATTACTCTGCCCAGCAGCCGGGCACACCACGGTAACAAGTACCGGTCCTAAGGTGATTAGTTTGCTAGCCTCTTTGCATATTGTCTGCGACGAATAGCCGATTCTTGTACCACACGTGCCATGATGTTGCGGCACTCAGTAGTATTGCGCAGGCCCAGTTCCGTAAATCGTTGATCCACATAGGCCTTGACCATTTCAGCACTTTTCTTGCTGTTGACACTTTCTAACATGCGGTCAATCTGTTCCAGTGTCTCTGCTACAGCTGGAGCCGCTGCTGCTATGCGCTTGTCAAGATTGGCTTTTTCAGCAGGCGTTGGGCCGCCAGCAGTCACACGAGGTACTTTGGGTACACCAGGCGCTGCCAGTGCAGGTGAACTTGGTGCAGCAGGTGGCTTGACACTGTAGGTAGTTTTTGCGTAACCTTGTGGGCCAGCAAAATTTGGCGTCTTTGGTGCTGGTGCCGGTTTGGCATATTTTTCCATGCCAGGTAAATTTGACAGATTGGATGCGTTAAATCCTACTGGTGCAGTAGCTTGTGGCGTAGTATTGTCCGCGGCTGCTGCTTCGGGTTCTTTGTACCCGTACAAGGATGCCAGCTTGTCTTTTTCATAAGGCAGCTCGGTGTCAGGATCAATCAGGGCAGTAGCACCTGTTTGGATACCAGCTTTGCCTCCTGTGGTGTCAGCAGATTGTTCACCAGCCAGTGTTGCTTGCAAAGCTTTGATTTCATCTTGCTTGGTAGCAATTTGTTTCTGTATGTCAGCAACTTTGGGAGTCATTATGTTGGTTTGCATTTTGTCAATGGCATCACCGCCTACATTTTGTACTCCGGTATTGAACCCGCGAGCTGCTGCACGACCTAGACCAGTAGTTGCACCACCAACAACAGAACCTAATGCACCAGTAGTACCACCTGCGACATTAGCAACTCCGCGGCCTACACTTTGTATGCCTTTGCCAACTTCTGTGCCTGCTGCTCCAATATCAGAACCAACGGTTTGTCCAGCTTTGCCAACAGTTTGCACACCTTTTTTTAGATCACCATATGTGTTTGCAGCAACATTGGACGCTTTGCTCAGTCCTGACTTTGTGGCATTGTATGTTGCAGCCACTGGGTCAGCAATGACAGTTTTGCCTACCTGCTTGATTGCACCACCTAATGCTCCAGCGGCGTTGCCCACAGCGGCGCCTGTATCTGCTACATTTTTTGTAAATTTATTAGCGCCTTTAGCAAACTTATTGGCGCCTTTTTGAATGTCTTTGAAACTGAGCTCGTCTAATTGGCTTTCCGCCAGCCCTTGCTGACCATACATATCAATCATTTGTTTAATATAGAAATTGTAATGACCACGACGACCATTAAATTCTCTATCGCCCAGCACAGTTTTTAGTGCAGCCACAGCATCACTTACTTCTGGACCACGCATTATTTTTAGTGCGTCAGTGACCAGTGAATCAACTCTCTGTGAGCCTTCCTCCACACCTTGGCCGCCCATATTGCCCAATATTTGTTCAACTTGACGTACCCAACCACTTACATCACTGCTGCCAATTTCATCCGTATCGCCCACAAAGTCAGCAACTTCATCTACTGCCTGGCCAACTTTTTCTGGGCCGTACTTGCTCAGCAGGTCTAAGCGTTGCATTAAAATACGACGAATGATAGCACCGGCTACTGGGTTGTCTTCTTGGCCAGGATTGTCCAACATGCCTTCCGCCACACCTTGCTTCTTGTCCGCTTTTCGTGTTGCGGCGTTTGCTTGGGTGGTAATTGCGTACCACAAGCGATACTCAACATCAGTATCAAATGTCTTGCCTGCCTTTTGGGCAGCGGCTTTTGCTCGTTTAGTAACTTCTGCGTTCGTAGATGAGCCTTCCGCCACACCTTGCTTTCTATTATCCAATTTGGTAAACGCTTTAACAAAATTAGGACCACTTTTCATACGTTTTGCGTCACTGCGTTTTGTGGGATCCATTCTGTGCTTAAGGTTATCTCTATCTAATTTTGTTAGATAACTGGTTAGCGTAGCATCACTAACCTCCGCCACACCTTGCTTTTTAAGTTCGCCACCTGGCTTGCCTGTTTTAGAATATGTGCCTGTCAGTGCAGTTTCTGGTTTATTGTGTCCTGGCTTCTTGTCATCAAAATCTTTCTTGTATGCTTTTGACAATGCAATACCCTGAGTCTTTTCTTTGGAGCCTTCCGCCACACCTTGCTGTTTAGCTTTTGCTTGTGCTTCTTCTTTGCTGGGACTGAAGCCCTGTGACATCGCTGACTGTACTTGGTTAGGATACACAGTCACTTTGAACATTTTACCATCTTTGACAATGTACCACTCAGTGGGATCTAAATCATGACGTTCATCGTTGCCACCGCCGTCATCTTGATATGCACGTGATTGACGTTTGCCCATGCCTGCAACACTGTTGTCGTGGTCTCTTTGATACGCATCACGTTTATATCCAGCTTCTGCCATGTCTTGCTCAGGCTCTGAGTGCCAGGGACTGCCGCCACCTTGGGCTTCAGTTAGTGTTTTTTTGTCAAATAGGTCATCTACAAACATTTTATTTTTCTTCCAGGTAATCTTGGTTCAAGTCAGCTTTTTTTCTGCGACGTTGAAAAAGCTTCACTGCCATGTCAGCATGGTCAATGTTGGGGAAACGTGTGGGCAAACTGCGGCCACTGTGTCGTACTTCAAATCCGCGACCTTGATCGCCGTAGATTTCCAACACAGCACCATCTTCCATGGCCACTGTTTTGACTGGTTGTTCTGCTGCCACTGCTTGACTCATTACATTTTGATCAACGTCATGTGCCAGTTCCGAATCTTCAATGTCACTTTCGGGCAACACAGGATCTTGTGCAGGAGCAGGAGGTGCTACGCCAGCAGGTTCAGACTGAGTGGGATCTTCTTCAATTTCTTCTGTGGGATCTTCTATTTCAAGTTCTCGCTTGGCTTTGTGTACCAAAGCCTTGTCAATTTTGTTGCTGTCTTCTAGACGTTCCAGGTAATCTACAAAATCACGTTTGACTTTGCCCAACATGTCTTCTTCTACAGACTGCATGGTTTCTGCCAGGCTAGCCACACGAGGTTCTACACTGTCGCCCACAAACTCGCCTTTCATGGGATGAGCAGGGTCTCGTTTGCTTTTGAGTACAGGACTTATGTCACGTGGTTTGAACAAGGCTGGCAATTGTGGCACACCGCGTTGTTGTGCGTTAAGACCTGGCTTCACAGCAACTGGAGTAATCTTGCCTTCTACTGTGGCCAGTCGGTCCAGAATTGATCTAATGTCGTTGCTCATGCTCGTTGGTCTTTCAATAAACTCCTCATCATCCAACCGTGTTTGCCATGCTCGGTCAAGCGACCAGCCACAAAGTCAGCAATGCCTTGTTGATTTTCTTGTTCAGATTCAGCAAAGCATTGGTTAAGGAGTTCTACCATTTGACCATTGTTGGCCAGCAATTCTTCAATCATGAGTCGAGCACGTGGAATCTTTGTTTGTCCAGAAATAGCAGACAGTTCTGTGTAGCGTTCAAAACTACCTGGAGTGTAATCACCTAGCACTCGGATGTATTCAGCGGTGGGATCAATTGCACTGTACACATCTTCGTAGATATTGCCAAAAAACTCGTGCAGTTGCACAAAGTCCGGCCCCTCCACGTTCCAGTGAAATTGCTGAGCTTTGATCACAAAGGCATATTCAGTTGCCAATAGAATTTTTAAACTGTCCGCGAGCATTCTTGTTCCTTTTGTATTCCTTGGGCGTGTTAGGCGTAGGATCCGTGCTATATTTACCTGTTAACATAGATCCACCGTTTCTTGTTTGTACTCCTCCCAGTGGAGCCTCCACAGTGGCCACGCTGCCACTACTAGTGCCTCCCACAGATGCATTTTCCATTATTTCACGTATTCTCATTGTTGATCCTTAGTGTGGCATTGTCCACGAATTCTGCTGTGCCATGATTGACCCTGGGGTTTGTGGCCACTAGCTGACCGCTACCATGCAGTTCATACCGTATATTGTAAACACCTGGCGGTGCGTCTATAGCAATAACTTCTTCAAGATATTGATCTTGCCATACAAAACTGCGTTCTGTGAACAACTCATTGTTTACATACAGTCGGTATATCGGCGGCGAATCTTGCCAATCGCAAAACACATCATACTGTACCTGAACACTTTGTGGTTTCATATGGTATTTAGCGGGTTATTTCTAATAGCTGTTGTCTAAAGTACGCAAATTCTTTGCTGTCAAAATAACTGCAAAAGTCCCGAACGCTGCGCTGTCTGCACAGTGCATATGCACGATGAACCTGTGCTGCATGTTCATACACATTGTCAAATCCAAATGTTGATACCAGTTGATTGTAAAAATCAACATCAAGCTCAGGGGCAAATATACAGTCAGCTTGCAGAAATTTAAAATTTGAATTTGCTTGTTTTTGAATGTGCTCAATGGTCTCTCGACGTTGGCGGATGTTGGCTCTAAATTGGTCTGGAGTAGATGAGTTTAGTCCAATATTGATGTGATAATAATGCGTCAACGGCAGTTCATAGTTTTCAAATGTGATAAACAACGAACGTTGATCTGCAATTTTAATCCAGTTTTTACAGTCATGAGAAATGTTTATTTGCCCATCTAGCATGGGACGATGGAACCATTCTTGTTGCAACCAAGTGTTCCAGGTTCGATTTTGTGTGTAAACGTTTTCAAGTATGAATTTTACTTTGCTGTCTGGGGATGTGTAATTGTTGAAAGGATCCTGATACCGGGAATCAAGAAACAGCAACCAACGCAGATGATTGCCGCCTGCGCCTTCGGGAAAAATGATATTACCGTGAAATGTCATACTTTTACTTAATCTATAATTACACCCACTATTTCTTTGCTCTAAAGCAATAAATATTAGGATAATAATTATAAGGTGAGAAAAAATGAAAACCAAAATTGCCATGGGCCTAGCCATCCTTGTGGTTACAGCCGCTGCTACAGCACAGACCACTAATACCAGTACATCAAGTACCACAGGTGGTACAACCACCAACAACACTGCCTTGATCAACCAAGGCGGCTACACATCATCCAGCTTGGTTGATACCAACAGTACATCAAACAGCACCAGTACCGTAACGTCAAACAGCAATACCAACAGCAATAGTACCAGTACTAGCGCAGCCACAGTCAACAGCACCAGTGCAAACACCAACAACAACGTTAGCACCAGTGTCAACACCAACAACAACGTTAATTCTGGTACCAGCACTGTGAACAATAACAAC